GCCGCCTGAACTGAAGCTGTTGACCAAGAAGGTTGACAAGGAATATAACGACATTGTGAAGGAAACCGATGTGCCTGACAAGCCCGAGATTCTGGCAGCTTTGAAAGCCAACCCCAAGAAGTATCTGAGCGCAGAAGCCTTAGAGAAGTATAGCCCCAAACTGCTGAAGATGTTGGCAAATATCGAAGAGACTCGCAAGATGGGCGGAGAGGACTGGGCAAATCAGTTCGTCTATTCGCAGTATCGCCAGCTTGAAGGTCTGGGCGTGTTTGCTGCGATTCTGGATGCGAATGGCTGGCAGCCGTATAAGATCACCAACAAGAATGGTCAGTGGGTTGAAGATGAGATGTCTGACAAGCCTGCGTATGCCTTCTTCTCCGGCGAAGAGAAGGAAGATCAGCGCGAACTGATGCGCCAGATTCTGAACAAGCGCTACGAGAACAGCTTTCCGGCTAGTCTGAAGACGAGCATTGAACAGCGTGGAAAGAAGCTGCTGTGTTTGCTGATGGCAACCTCCTCCGGCGCAGAAGGTATTACGTTAGCCAATGTTCGTCATGTCCACATCATGGAGCCGCACTGGACTCCGGCTCGCCACGATCAGGTCATTGGACGTGCGATTCGTATCTGTTCTCACGCCACACTGCCCATGGCTGAGCGCACTGTGCGGATTAGCTTTTACATTTCCGTGATCTCGCCAGCACAGTCCAAGGGTGTCGAAGGACCGAACGTGGTGGCTGTCCGCAAATCCGACGTGGAGCTGAAGCGATATGAAGGTGAACCAGCTGTGGAAACGTTTATGTCCACAGATGAATACCTGTATGAGAAGGTCTATGAGAAAGACAAGGTCAATCAACGGATCTCCGTGTTGCTGAAGCAGGCTGCGGTGGATTGCGAAGTCCATCGTAAGCTCCACTCGCGTGAGAAGCCGCAGATCTCGTGTATGCGGTTCGATACCACAGCCACCGGCGAGGATCTTGCGTTCAAGCCCTCCATCAAGACCGATGATCTGGATGAAACGTATCTGCGTAACATGACCCGCAAGAAGCGGCGGCTCCAGAAGCTGAAGATCAAGGACATCGTCTACTTCATGGATCCCGACACCAAGGAGATCTTTGATGGTCAAGCCTTCGAGGACAACAATCGGTTACTGCGCATCGGCACCAAGATCTCCGAGACGCAGATTAAATATTGGCTGGGGTAGTAATAAATGGCTAGTCAAAAGGCAGTATTTACACCGCCAAACACTGAAAAAAAGTTAAAAGTGAATGTCGAACAGCGCCCTGACGGGATTAGGATTTTTTTTGATCAAGGGGATAAGATAGAGGATGCTGATATTCCCCACGAAAAAGCAATTGAGTTCGAGGATGAACGGGAATATTTATTCTATAGTAATGATGAATATGAAAAACTCAAAACAGATGGTAAACTTATTGTAACGCCCCCGGAGTCTGGCGGTCGTCGCAAGTCCCGCCGCGTTAAGAAGCGCCGCGCAACTCGGAGAGCCAAGAAGCACACACGTCGGTCCAGGTTTTGAACTTCATGTCAGCAATTGCCGCGCGCATCTTGGTGTAGTTTGCCAAGGTCGTATCCATCGCGTCCGTAACATCTGACGGATCAAATGACGGCGCGCTCAGTCCAAGCGGCATGCCCGCAGCCTGGTAGACAAGCGGACCGGGGCGGATATACGTTGCCACGCTGGTGGGCAGAAAGGAACGATACGAGCCTACATCCGTCACAATCTGCGGAGCGCCCGTATACAGGTGCTCGAGCTGACACAGACCGAAGCCCTCGCCATCCGAGGTGTTGATACCGATATCGCACATATTGTAGATCTGATTGATGCCCTCATCATTCAGCGTATTCGGAGGGGCTGTATCCACAATTGCCATCCGCTTGCCATAGATATTCAGATCGAGCCCAGCGCGGGTAAGCTGATCGTGGAAGATCCGCTGAATGTCGTAATGCGCACCCTTCTGCGGATCAACAGCCGTCACCATGAGAAGCCAGAGCGGCTTGTCCTGATGCCGCTTCAGAAGCTCCACAAATCCCATGATGGTCAGATCTTGACGCTTCCGCTGGCTGTTTCGGTTCGCATTCAGGAACACAATCGCCTCAGGAGGAAGACCCACATTCTTGCGGAGAGCCGACCGAGCCGCAATTGGAAGGTTGGAGAAGATGGTCGAGTCCACTGCGTGCTCCATCACAAGCGGAGCTGCTCCACCATACTCTGCGAACGTCTTGGCCCAGGAATCGGTGAAGCAAAACACCTTGTCCGCTGCCTTATTCAGCTCATCCATCAGAGGCTGAGCAATTCCAGTGTAGACCTGATCCACATACAGCCACAGCTTGTAAGGAGTCTCGCCCTTCACATACTTCATGGAGTTGATGAACCTCGCAATGATCATCGGATCGTTGTAGATCATGACCACGTCCGGTCCGACCATCTCCAGATACTCGTGGATCTTGTTAAATCCAAACCCCTCCTCCTTCGGATCTTCGTTTGCGGCTGCGTCATACGCAACAATACCTCCAGGTGTCTTGCGGATATTCTTACGCTCAGGGTGGCGCTGAAATCCAAAGTGAAACGTCTTGACCTTGGGTGCAAGCGTGGCAGCCTGAGTCAATAGGTTGGAAACGACCTTCGAGTATCCAGTCGTCTGATCAACGTGAGTGCTAACGAGAACAAACCGCATTGTGTGTATTCTCTCGGATCTGTATAAATAGGATGCAGGTCAACTCCGCTCAGGATTATCTGACTGCGCAAAAGCGTCGTATTGTCGCTGCGACTTTTGCACTTGATCCTCCCCCAGCTCACCGCAAGTATAACTATGTCTATGTCTCCATGCTCGCCAACAAGGCGACGCAGTATGATAAGGTAGCCTATCCTCAGGCACTCAGTCTCGCTACGGGGTCTGTTCCAGGTGGAGTGCATACTGCGACCGGTCTGCCTATTGCACAGCCGAGTCAGAGCAATCGCCCGGTGGTGAATTCATGTGTGACCTGTCCAGTGGCTGCTGTAAATAACGCCCTCCCCGGATCTCTCATCTAAAGAATCAATGTGCGTAAATACAAATGCCTGGCGCTCTCATGCAGTTAGCCCAGGTGGGGGCACAGAACACCCTGGTCAATGGAAATCCTTCCATGACACACTTCCGTGCTGTCTATCGGCGGCATACGAATTTTGCTATGGAGCACGTTCGCATGTCCTTCACGTCGTCGAATCTTGATTTTGTCTTCAATGGAAATAGAACGCTGACCTGTAAGATCGACCGCTATGCGCAGCTCCTTCATGACACCTATCTAATTCTGACTCTTCCTGATATTTGGTCGCCAATGGTCTCACTGCCCACTGTCAATAGCCAGCCTACACCACCACCCGCGGGATATGATCCTGCTTGTACGGCGATAGGGTATGAGTTTCAATGGATTAAGAACATTGGATACAATCTGATTGACCACGTAGAAATCGTTGCAAATGGTGTCAAGCTCCAGAGGCTGACAGGTGAGTGGCTGAAGATGTATTCCTACTTTACGCATGACGAGAATAAGCGACGGGTCGTAGATCAGATGGTTGGAAATGTGCCTGAAATGTATGATCCGGCGAACGCATATGATCGCACGGGTCAATATCCCCACGCCGTTACTCCAACAGGTCCTGGTACTACGTTCCCATACGCGAGTACACCCGAACCGTCTATTCGTGCCCGCCAGCTGGTGATTCCCCTTCACTTCTGGTTTTGCGAGAATCCGGGCATGGCCCTCCCATTGGTTTCGATGCAGAACAGTGAGACCTTCATCAACATTGTGCTCCGTCCTCTGAATCAGTTGTACACTGTGATTGATGTTGCTCCAGCTAGCCCTACATACGGTACGCGTATTCAGCCTACAAGTTCACAGGCGATGAACCTGTTTCTGACTGCCCCTACGCTGTCGGGTGGAAGTTTGACGAATACAGTGAATACGTTCTTTGCAGATCCCTATCTTGAGGGTAACTTCATTTACCTGACGGACATGGAGATGAATCAGCTTGCGACAGCGGATCAGACGTTCCTTCTCAAAGAGGTTCGTCGTGTCAACGCAGAGGGGCAATATGGCGCAAATACAGACATTGATATTCCAATGTTCAATCTTGTCACGCGAGTTGTCTTTACAGCTCAGCGCTCTGACAGGATCTTGACAAATGATTGGGATAACTACACAAACTGGACTAATCCAGATCGCGCGCCATTCACTCCGAGAGACACTACACAAATTGGCGACACTCTTTTTTCGTCTGGGCAGGCTCAGATCTCTTCGGTCTATCCGCGTGATCCGGTAGCAAATGGTATTCTATTGTTCGAAGGGAATTTGCGTTTCCAGACCAAGCCAACCAGTTACTTCTCACTTTTACAGTCGTATAAGCACACGACTGGTTCTGCTCCACACAATCTTCCCGGTGTGTACATGTATTCCTTTGCTCTCGACCACGATCAGTATCAACCGAGCGGTGCTATCAATGGCAGCATGTTTAATAAGGTCACGCTGAGAATATCTCTCCAGCAGCCTATTCCATCTGCAAATGCTTCAACTGCCCAGACTGTTGTGTGTGTTCTAAAGTCCACTGCACTGAGTTCGAATCCAGTGATCGTGTCAGACCCAACCGCCCGCCAGCCTAACAAACCAGATGGAACTCCTGGAAATCTGATCTTTACGCCCGATCAGCTTCTCACAGTTGTTCAATCAACGGTTGGAGGAAGTGTCATCTTCTCGTATACCTACAACGTCGGAGTCTATGTTGAATCCATCAACTATCTCCGAATCGTGAGCGGAATCGCAAATCTCGTGTTTGCTTCTTAACAATGGGGGATATCACGCTGTTGAAGGCAACGTATGTGGTCGCTGACCAAGAGTTTGATCTTCTTGAACATATGAATACTGAACTCACGAAAAACTACGGCGAGCTCCATATTGTTGTTGCCGCGTTGGACACTAAATTACGCGCAGAAAACCGAATTACGACGGCAGCTGATTCAAGCATTCTTGCAGCAGGCCCGCCTAAACTGACGGTAGAGTATACCGACGAAACCGGTGCTTGGCATCGAGCAACAGCAACTATCCGGGAAACACTTCATATCGGTGAACGGAGTACATACGGAAAGGCGGTTCAGAAACCCGGAGATCTGATTTGGAGCGCATCCCTTGTGGCTGGAAAGTGGATGATGGTCTTTGTTGTTGCGACACTCTACGGGCTTATCGTCCTGTGGACATGGATGCAATGGAAGGGTATGGAGGGTAAGTTTATTGAGTGGAATGATGTTACCATGGATAAATTCGGGGGTCTCGGATTTGTAGTTGCTGTACTGATTTATGGACTCTTCGCAATCTTTCGGTATCCAAGCAGATTTATATCACCAAGCGGTGGTGACGGGTGGATGCTAAAACTTGTGATGACTGCACTCTCTGCGTATGCTCCAATTCCCGGTGTTCTTACACAGATGATTATTTGGTTTACGGTTGTCCGCAATCTTGGCCGCCCCGCCGGTATGTCATTAGAAGCCACCGGTGCGGCGGCAATGGGTGTAGCTTCGAATCTAGCATCACTTAAGGGACTAAAACTCCCCCTTAAGTAACAATGATTGAGATCCCCTGGCTCGTCGCTGGTCTTTTAACTGGACTCATTATCGGAACAGTCTTCGTGCCCCCGACCCGCAAATCAGTAGGCGTGCCTAAACCCGGTGATCCTGAAGTGTTTCATACGGATACCGGTTGTGTTCGATTTGAAGCCACTGAAGTCCCGTGCACAGCTGAGCCAGACTCCCTGAATCTCCTCGCATCTCAGACACAATGAAGCTGCCGATCACCAATGTGCTCCATCGAGGAGCGCCCTTCTTTTCCTTCATCATTGGAATGGGCTTGGCTATGCTCCTTTTTCACCGCAACTTCGGAGTGATGAAGACGTTAGCTGTGCCTCTAGCTGAGACGACAACTAAAGTTGTAAAAGTTGATGGAAAATGCTATCGTTACCGCGTGGAAGATGCCGAATGTGAAATCCCGTCTTCTTCATAAACAATGGAAGGATCGACATCTCTTGACGCGCTGCTTCCGAGTCCGCAGGGTCCGCAGTCTGCCCCGCCCGTTTACCCCGAAGCCAGTGGACCTGGACCGAGCACCACGGGCTTTGTGCCGACGTTCAAGCCGACACTGCCGCAGATGGGATTCATGTTCCGCAATCTCCAGCTGTATGTCGCCTTCTTTGTAGCCACCTTTATCCTGTCGCTGGCAACTCCCCGCAACCTCCTTCTCCAGTATATCCCGTCAGCATATACGTCGAGCGGCGTGGTGAGCTACCAGGGTGCGGCGGTTGTCAGCGCGGCGTCGGTGGTTCTGGCGCACTTTGTCAGCGTCGTTATTACGAGCTTTCTTGGTTAGTTCGTATT